TTCACGGATACTGTGCCGGCCAGCCATGCGCCGCAGCCAACGAACATCCGCATCTGACAGACGCTTAGGTGCTGCCATGCTTCTCTCCTGCGCTGACAGCGAATACCTCTCCGTCTTTCTGGCAGAGCAGGGCGCCGTCAGATGCCCGAATGAAGTGGGCGATGCGAGCCCAGCGACAATGCTTGCACCAGCCGTTCTCGTCAGCTTCGAACTCGGTGCCCAGCAGCGTATCTGGGCTGACCGTCGTTTTTCGAAATAACTGGTCATCCATTGTCAGCGTCTTCCTCTTTCCAGCGCTTATCGCGTGCTCGCTCGGCCGGTGGATACGCCTCATCTCGAGCGTCATACCCGCAGTTGTTGCATTCCCAGCCGGTGTCGAGCTCGTAGCCGCACTCGGGACACGTATCGTCGCGCGCCAATGCCCGGCGCAGCGGGGCCGAGGTTGCCGGGAAGCCTGGTTTGGGAGGGCGCTTATCCATGGTTCGCTGTCGCACTATTACCGCCGCGTTCCGCAATCAGCCGACTGGCTACCATTACATTGATGACATCCTGGATGGATACGCCGGCCATTTCAGACACCCGGGTGACATAGCCGATGAGATGAAACGGCAGGCGTACCTGCACGACGCCGGAGTGGCTCTCGCGCGGTCGCGCTGCTTTCTTGGCTGCTCGCTTCATGGAGTTTCTCTATCACTACCCGGTGCGCAACTCGCCAGCAGCACGTCGGTGTACTTCCACTGCTTGCTGATGGCCTCGTGCAGCAGTTTCATCGACTCGTGCCAGATCGGCCGCGCTTCCGGTGCCATCGGGTTGGCAGCCTCGAGCGCCTTATGAGCGGCCCGGAGCAACCCGAGGGACGTGTAGGCGTCTGTGAGGACTTCGTCGTTGTGGCTCATGGATGCTTCGCCGTGTCTCTAACCTGGAAGCGCCCAGCCGACCGCACCGAACCCCAGGCAGTCCGGACATTCGACCTCGCGCCATTTGATGGGAATATCCAGCGGCTCTACGGCGTCCACTGAGGGAGCATTGAGCGGCGGGAAGTCGGCGTACTGCTCCAGGATCTTCCCGGTGTTCTTGCATCGAGCGCACCTAAACACGAGGCTCTCCTGTGGATGTATCGGGTGGCGTGTCGAACAGCTCGAGCGCTCGGCCAGCGCGGCGCGTGCGGTAGGCCGTCTGCCCGTGATGCTCGATGTCGTAGCGCAGGTGGCACCGCTGGCAGAGCGCCCTGAGGTTCGACGGGTCGCAGTTGCGCGGATCGTGGTCGAGATGCGCCACTGTGAGCACGATGACGAGGTAACGTCGCCCGTCAGCGTCTCGACCATCCGCCTCGGTATTGGACGCTCGGGCGAACTCCAGGGCCTCACGGTAGGAGATGGGATTCAGGTCCGGCCATCGGCGCCCCATGCCGGCCGCGTCGCACGGTCCGCTTCCGGCAAGCGGCACGAAACCGCCGAAACGATCTCGGTAGCCGACCGAGTAATTCCTCAGCCCGCACTCCTCGCAGTGATGGTTGGCGCGCTTGCGGATGCTGGCGCTGATCTCGCGCCAGTTCGGCGGGTAGAGGGCGCGGTTCTCGGGGCGGATTGGCATCACTCGATACCCGCGTTTATGGAAGAAGTTGGTATCACTTCAGCCTCTTGGCGATCTCTTCAGCCGTTTCGCGGTAGTACGTGTTCTGTAGGATCCGCAGATCCTTGTGCCGACTGATTCGGCTGAGGGTCAGGATGTCCACCTTGCGCGAGAGCCATGTCAGGGCGCTGGCGCGGGCATCATGGAAACGGATGTCCATCACCAGAGATGCATCGCGCGCCTTACGAAAGAGCGCATCCAGATTCGCCTCGTCGATCGTCCACCGCTTCGCAAGCGCGCACAGCCGCGCGCCTCGAGATGTCAGCGGGACTTTGACGGGCGCATTGCCATCCCCCTTGGTTCGGCCCAGCGTGAGCACTCGGCCACGAACGGAATGTGGCCCGACCTGCAGGACTTCGCCGGCCCGGAGCGCCGTGGCCAGGGAAATGACGAACGCCAGCGCCACCTCCTGGTAGGCGGTCTCAGGAGGTTTCCCGCGCCGGTAGCCGAGGAATCGAAGGACACGCCGGATCTCGCGCCAGCCCCAGCGCTGATGTCTCGGGGCCGGATCCTTCGGCATGCGCACGCCGCGGAATGGCTCGTTCTCCATCCAGTGCCATTCGTCGCGCGCCACGCGAAAGAGCGATTTGAGGATCGTCGCTTCGCGCAGGACGGACCAGGCGGACACCTCCGCCATGCGCTTGTCGCGCCACTCGGTTATCTGCGGTGAGTCGAGCTCGGCGAGCCGGATGTCACCGAAGTGCTCCATGATCGCCTTGAGCCGGAACGTCTCGCGCTTCGCCCCGCGCTTCTTCGGCATGACATCGCGCAGGTATCGCTCCGCCGTCTCGGCGAACGTTCGGCCGCTGTCACCCTTCTCGAGCTGCCGCTCCGTCTCCTCGCCCCAGGCCTCGGCCCGCTTTTTCGTGTCGAGCACATTGCTGCGCCGGATGCCGCGCTTGTAGACCTCGCACCGCCATCGCCCGGACGGTAGTTGCCGCACTGTCGCCATAGTCCCCCCGCGTGCGTAATTGCATGCGTAGGTTCGTGCGGAGTGCAGTGCGGGATCAAGCGGAATTAAGCGGCATTCTGCGGTATCGTGCGTAGGCTCGAAACCAAACGATTCGAGCGCAAAACCGCTGGAAAACAGCTGAATTCGTGGGGAAAGTGCTGGTGCCCGAGGTCGGCACCTTGATTCCTGCAGAATCATTGCCTTACCTCATTACGTGCGGAGTTTTTCGGGCGGCGTGCGGAAATCCAGCGCTCGACGTGGGCCGCTTCCCAGCGGCGCGTGCGGCCCATCTGGAAGGCGGGCTCGGGGAAATCGGCTCGAGTAACCACGCGCTCGCGGACGTGATCTTCGGATAGAGCCAGGCGACGCGCAATGTCCGCCACGGTCATCATCGGTGCGTTCATGCAGGCATTCTCCAACCCCTTTCCCCCTGGATCTCCCAGTCTGGTACTTGGGCCCCCTCCGGTGTTCCCGGCCCCGGCTCCGTATGTCCGAGGTTCCAGCTACGACCGGGATGTAATTGGGTCAACAGAGCCCGGGATAACGGTTTTCTGGCGTGCAGGCCCGTTTCGGCCCCATGACTGTCGTGCGCCTTGACGGGCGGCTCACCCGCCAGCAAGGCGATCAGGACAGGCTCAACGCCTTCACACGCTCGACACCGCGCCTGTAGACGCGCATGGTCATGGCGAGCGTGGTATGGCCCAGGAGGCGCATAGCCTCCTCGGGCGTCTTGCATTTGGTTGCGGCCAGGGCGCGGATGTCGTGGAAGTGGAAGTCGTTGCCACCGGCCTCGAGCCACTTCCGCCGGACACGCTGCCAGACAGCCCTCGCTCCCTCGCTGGTGTACGGCTTGCCGGTGCGGGTCGGGACGATGTACTCGCCGCCGTCGTTGCCGCTTCCAGGCAGCATCCAGCACTGATCCAGGACGGCTTCGAGCTCCGGTGTAATCTCGATGGCCAGGCGCTTGCCCGTCTTCGATTGCTGGACGTGGAGCGCCATATCGCGAATGTCTGACCACTTGAACTGGATCAGATCGCCCTGGCGTTGACCGGTCATGAGCGCCAGCGTCATCAGGAGTTGCATGCGCTTTGGCGCCAGGGCTTTGCAGCCCTCGAACTCCTCGTCCAGGATCAGCCGATCGCGCGGGCGGGACTTCGGCCGCTTCACGTCCCGGAGAACGTTGTGATCCAGCCAGAACCAGAAGCTCACGGCCTGTGTGAAGGCCGCCGAGAGCACCGCGAGTTGGCGAACCCGCTGGATCTTTCCGCGGCCCTTCACGTTCAGGAAGCTGGCGAAGTCCTTCGGTTTCAGGTCCGCGGCGACGTGGTGGCCGAAGATCCGCTTGAGATGCTGGACGTGGCGCGCGTAATCCTTCTGGGTTCTGGGCGCCAGTGACGGGACGCAGTCCCGTTCGTATCGGTCGAGAATGTCCGCGACCGTCGGAGCGTGGTTTTCGAGCACGCTCTGTATTATTCATACAGAAAACAGTGCGTAAATCCAGCGTCCGCGACGAAGCCAACCCTGTATATATCAGGGGGTTGGGCGAGTTATACCCGCTGTTTTTCAATCCGGCGTGATGAACGGTGAGCATATTCGGGAACGTCAATCTCGCTTGCCCAACTGTTGCCGAAGTACAGTTGCGATCTGCCCGAGCCGCTTCGCCTTGAAGCGATGACTCCGAACCTGCTGCTTGCAACGCCCGACTCCGTCGCCGTCCGCAGCGAGGAAGGTATGGTGCCGGGACATATCCTCGGCCCATTCGGCGAGTGTCAGCAGGTCTTTTCGGTTCTGGCGCTTACTCATGCGCGGTCTCGCTCACTGCGACTCGGGGCTCGCCGGTCCCTCCACAGGCGTTGCACTTATGCGCACGGGGCCCGTCACACTCACAGCCCTCTATCAGCCGCATGACAGTTCCCTCGCCGCCGCAAACCTTGCAGTTGCGTTCGGTGTAGACCTTCGCTATATCGGTCATCAGGCTCAACTCTTCCTGCAGCGCCTCGATCTGTTTGCGCAGTTCGTATCGACGCTGCTCGAGCCAGGAGAGCGCGCGAGCGTTGGGTTTGAGATGGGTATATACGCTAGCCATGCTTCGCTTCCCCGTTCTCCGGGTGCGTGATCGGGAGCCGGCAGTCTGTGCAGATCGCCTTGCCCGACTCGTCCCGCGTCCAGCCGAGCTTGCCGCGACACTTGCAGACATCCTCGGCCAGCGCCCGCAGAGTATCGGCGTGGCGCTCACCAAGTTGCTGAGGAGTCGGGCGCGCTCCGGCTTTCTCCAATACGCGGGGTGACCTGGCCAGCGTCTTGCTGAACGACGCAGCCTCGCTGGCGGTGAGTTCACGCGGCTCGGAGGCTTTCTCAGTAGTTACGGGCCACGCTGACCCCTCGCAGTACACACAGACGCAATCTGGTTTGTGATATGAGCTAATGACGCGGCTCATGTCCTTTACGGCTGTTACAGCTCCCCGGAGCGCGTCTCGGGCGATCATCGAGGCCCACGCCGCAACCTCGCTGTTGTCCAATGTCGGCGGCGGACCGTTTCCGATACGTTGCAGGGCCTGCAGATAGCCGTCCGTTATCATCTGGGCCTGCCGGCGGAATTCACAGTCGTCGCAACGGTTCGCTGCCGTCTCGACTGGTGAGCGGGGAGCCCAACCCATTCCTTCCGCGCCTAACCTCACTCCTTGGAGTTCTGCTCGCAGTTGAGTGATTTCAGCCTGCAACCGGGAGTTCTCAGCTTGATAGCGCTTCGCCAAATCGATCGCGTTCTGGCGGTCACGCCGCGCTGACTCCAGCCATTTGGCGGAATCGTCCAGCGGATTTGAGGTCATGACTTCAACCTCGCCTGAATCGGGAATCTGCCGCTACGGCCGTCCTGCCACGCGACCCACTCGGCAACGCCGCGATCAACGATCGCCTGCACGGTGCTAGTCCCGAACGAACCGATGTAGGTGCCGGCAATTGGCGGGCACGGGTCCTGTGGCTCCTGGTTGCGCCAGAAGCCACCAGGGTGGCGATGCACGGATTTGTCTGGGCGCTCGCGCATCCAATCGACAAGTATGCGCATCGGTCGCGAGAGTTTCGGTTCCTTGGTCGGGTGACTCATGCTCGTCTCCGAGAGGCGTAGCTATCGATCTCAGCCACGAGCGCTGATCCCATTCCAACTTTGTCGATTGCGTATTGGCGCCAGCGCTGCAGCCGCATAATCTCGTCGGCGGCAAATGTCGCAACGTCCTGAGCCACACATGCAAAGGGTGAATTGAGCGCCTGCGCAGTCTCGACGTTGTGTCGAAGCTGGCGCGCAACCACCCTGGAGGTGAGTCGCTCCTTCTCGGACTGCGACTCAGGTCGCTGAGTCATGCACTTAGGGCAGTTCAACTCGGTTTTGTCGCAGTGCCGCTTACACTTCGGGCAGACCCACTTCATGCTGCACGCTCCGCGCGGAACTGACAGGACGAGCACAGCATCGCGATTTCCTCTGCGCGCTCCTGTTCGAAGGCATCGACCTGCCCGAACTTCCTGGCTCGCTTCATGGCATCCCACCACTCGGGGGGGCGCTCGTCCCATCCCCACGGGAAGCCAGCCGCGCGTACACGTCGCTCGAGAGCACGTAAGCGCTGACCTACGGCGGGGAAGAAGAACTCAATCTCCTTGAGCTCTCCCGGCCGGGCGAATGCACCACATAGGCATTCCCCGGACATGCAGAGCTTTTGTCGCACGGGGCTCTCGGGAATCTTGTGCAGGGCGCGGTACTCAGCGACCTGCTCGTTGCTCCACTCGAAGAAGGGAGCGCACCAGACTCGGCGACCCATCCTCTGGATCGGTGTCGATTTGAGCCGCATGCGACGGCCACTTTCGAGCTTGCGCAGTCCGGAAACGAGCAGGATGCGACCGCCCTGATGATCACGCGCCAACTTCTCGAGGCACCGTTCTTTCAACCGATTAAACATCTTCCTGTGATGCGCCGGGCCAGGGAAACCCTGCTCGACCACGAGCTGCTCGTAGTCCTGCCCGCAGTCCTCTTTGGCGCGGATCTCGAGCAGATCCCATTTGTAGAGCTTGCAAACCTTGTAGACATGCTCCCGTGTCTCGGGGATACCGATCCCCGTATTGATGTGGAGCACTCGAAACGGGATGCGATAGCGGCGAGCCATCTCTTTGGCAGCAAAATGCGTTGTAGTCAGCGAATCGTTTCCACCGGACAGCAGAAGGAATACATACGATGGATGATGCCGATTAAGGCCCTGCCACAGAATCGACGCGGCCCGCTCTTCCGATGTCATGTTGCATGCTCCACCGGAACGCAGACCGGCCCGACGCCACCGACTGGGTAAAATCCTCTGCGGCCGCAATGGAGGCATTCCAGAAGCGACCTCGCATTCTCGCGACTCACCTCGCGCATGATCCCGGAACGCGACTTATCGCAGTCCTCGTGCCAGAGACAGTTGCCGAAGGCCTCCCAGGAAATGCGCATCGTCTGTGCAGTCACCACGTCTCCCTCCGATCCTGGCTGTGCATCAGTGCTCGCAATCCCGGGCGGGCCTCGCGCAGAGCGCGAAGGGTAGGGCGTAGCTGCGAGCGTGCGGCTGGTTCGCGCTCGAACAGCGCCTCTACGCGACCGAGTAACCGGCAGAGGTCGCAATCCAGCCTGTCGGCCTCACGTTGTATGGAGGTGCGAGGAATCCAAAACTGGCGCACGTAGCTCATTGCGGCACCCCTGATTCCTCGTTCGGTAGATCGGCGAACGAGCACTCCTCGTATGCCGCGCCCCGAGCTACGTGCGTCATCTTGGCGCGCTGCTCGTCCGTGATCTCGGAACACGACACGCGCTTGAATACTCGATCCGGCAGCTCACCGTGGTTGTTGATCTGGATGAACGGCGGAGGTGGCCAAGTGAGCCCGAGCGACTTGAGCGTCGGGTTGAGCATGCCGATGCGGATGAAGTCGTCGTCGAAGGTCATTTCGCCAGCTCCTTCAGCAGCGCATCGGCGCATCGAACGGCATAATCGGCGTTCTGTTCTGGGCTGTCGCAGAAATTGCCTGCGAGGCAGCCCTGCATCGCCATCGCGGCGAACAGCTCGCGCTTGGTGAGGCCAGACTCGGGGTAGGGATATCCGCCGGCCGAGCCGAGGCCATTCGGGTCCACGGGCGGCGTGATGGGGAATGCGCTCTCGATGCCGAGCTTCTGGTCTTCAGTCATGACCTACTCCGTCGCAGATGATTCTTGTCGGAATCACCGCAGCGCTTACAGACGTAGACGATCCCGGCATCTCGCGTTTCTAATACGAACCAATCGTCGTGCAGACAATTCGCGGCGCCATCAGCAGCCAGTGCCGATTGCATGGCTGTGTAGATGGATAGAACTTGCGTTGCGCTCAGATCCAATCCATCGGCGATATCGGCTGCATGAATCCGTAACCGCTCATCAGTGGAAACCGAAGCAGGGGTATTGGAATGCTCACCGTTCACGCGTGCTGCTCCAGGTAGTCGGCGATCTCGGCGAAGGTTGTGCCCTCATCATTTTTTATGGCGAGGCGTTGGACAAGAGACGTGGGGAGCCCAAGCTTGTCTGCCAGATTCTGGTCTGCTAGCTGAGACTTACAGTCGCCCCAGTCGAGCCCCCCAACATCTTTGTTGGGACTCCACTTGGCCGGATCAATGAGGTGGCAGGCGACTCCAAGACAGCAGAAGCCACCGTCTTCGTTCTTCAGCCTCTGCGTCGCCTGGGTGTATTGGCCGCTGCGCAGAGCCTCAATCCATTTTTGTTTGAATTCCGGTGTCATTGTTTCACCCGTGAAAGTAAGTTCGTTTCGGCCAGACGCAGTTACAGCCTGGTGGCCTCTTTCCACTCGCCCATCTGCTGCTCGCGCTGGATGCGCTCGTAGATCTCTTTGCGATGGACGGGAACCGACTTCGGAGCTTCGATCCCCACACGCACCTGGTTCCCTTTGACCCCCAGGACCGTGACAGTCACGTCAGTCCCGATCATCACGGTCTCACCGACGCGCCTCGTGAGAATCAACATACTGCTCTCCTTGGGAGGATCTTCGAGACCGGCCAGATCATAGGTAGATGCAGCCGTGTCTGGACCCGTTCCCATAGTTGTCGTTCTGTTGGGTAGATCTCGATGAACAATTTGCGACCATCGGAAATCGCGACACGATTCAACGGCTCGATCAGCTCAATCTGTTCTGGCGTCCATACGCCCCGGTGGTGGCCTGGGCAGAGCGGCAGGGTGAACCAGTGACCCATGCGGACGCCGCCATCCAGAATGTGATGTACCTCTGCGTACGCAAACGGCAAGCTGAGGTGAGCGCAGGCCACGCAGCCGAGGGTGAGCATGGATGTGATGCGCTCGGCCTCGTACTTGGTCGGTGGTCGCGTGGAGTGCATCACGCGGCGACCCTCATGTCCGCGAATGACCAGATGTGATCGTGTATCTCGGCGAGCTGCTTCGGCGTGTAGCGTTGGCAGCGCTTGCCGTTAAACACCGCCTGGGTGAGCGCGCGTAGGGTCGCCTCGTAGAGTTGGGCGAAGCGTTCCTCCGTCATTTTGGCCCACTTCAACGATTCGGCCTCTACGCGCAACTCACCCTTGATATTCCAGACCGGTACCCTGAAGCCAGCGAGAATGGTCACATCCTTGCGGAAGCGATCGAAATCAGGCTGAACCGGCATGCCCTTGTACTCCTCGGGCTCGCAGGTCTCAGACCATGCATCGAACGCATACTTCACGAGCGCCCACCACTTGCGGAAGAACGCGCCATTGCGCATCTCGTGGAAGTCGGCGACCAGGGTCGAGCCCTGTTTCTTCTTGCCGAGCCACTCCGCAGTCTCATCATTTCCGGGGATGAGGATCTGTTGCGATTTGATCAGGAGGAGTTCCATCAACGTTTCTTGGTGTGTGTCTTGAGCAATCCAAACTTGCGCCACGGGCTGCGCTTTGCGCCCTTCTTACCCAACCGTTTGGCGTAGGCAGGGTCCTGCTTCGTGAGCGGGTTTGGATTGCTCATGTTGGTCAGAACGGGATGTCGTCGTCGAAATCCTCGGGAGATCGACTGTTACTCGGAGTCTGCGCGGGAGGCTTAGACGATGCGCGCTTGCGAGTATCTCGCACTGGATTGGTTGCGACCATTTTCGCGATAAAGTCAATCCGTTCTGGCTTGGTTTTGTCGTCGAGAATTTCGCTCGATGTCAGTCCGGTACTGGCTTCGAATACCGCGACGATGTTCATGCGCTCAACATCATTCCCGGTATTTTGATTTGTTTGCAGTTCCTTCTGGAGGATGAAGCCGACGCGCTTCCCCATCAGGGCCGGATAGCCTAGGGCTGTCGCACTGACCATGCGGCGTTCATCGCTGTCCCATCGTTCGAACGTGATGTTTCCGTCATCCACGGTGCGGAGCCGGGTGCAGCACAAAAGTGCTTGCACGATGCTATACCCGCGCAGCTTTTCTCCGCCTGGTTTTACCGTGTAAACATCGAGGTAGTTTGCTGTGGCACCATCATCCGTCTTGAAGGACAGGCCGACGCCCTCAACACCGTTTTTGCTCAGCAACTTCTCAGCCCGCGTAATCGTGCCGACGTATTTGCCGGATTCTCGGATCACGCTCGTGATGTTATCGGCCCGACGCGCATCGTTGGCGTTAAGTGACAAACCCATGATCTTCTCCAGTTCAGGCAGCTTGTGAAATTTCGTAATAGCCAGCGATGGCTCGATCGACCGCCATCAAATCGTTCGGGATGTGCTCATCCTCGAAAAGGCCAAGTGGTGTTTTGACCGTATCTGACCCGCTGTTGCGGGTGCTGAAGACGTACTGACCGTTGATAACGTGCGTGCGCAGGACAATGGTTACGAGACCCTCGACTGTGATCTTCTCGTCCAGAAGCTTGCCGATCGTCTTCGCTTTGGTCTGGCCGGTATCGCTCGTGTCCGTATGTGAAAGCAGATACACGCGTTTTTCTGGCGCTAGGGTCATTGCAGTTGTCAGCACGTCATAATAGTGACGTGCCATTTCGGTGAACTTGTCGTAGCCCTTCTCGTGGGCGCGCTCCATGAACTCTGTTGCGAGCAGATACTGCAGGTCATCGATGACAATGATTGGTCGTGACGTCTTGCGCATGGCCGCGCAGATCAGGTCCGAGCTGCTAGCGACGATGATGTTCCCGCCGTCTTTTACTGGCTTCCAGGCTTTCGCTCGAAACGGGAGCGGCTTATTGATGACTTGGATCAGCAATGTCTGTGCGGGATCCATGTTGCGCAGGCTGGTTGATTTGCCTGTGCCACTTTGGCCAAGAACCATCGTTGCGATGCTCATATAGTTCGTTAACTCCAAAAGTTGCTTGCTCGTCTTGCTCTTGCTGCGCCCATGCGGCCTGCTCGGTGTCTTCATCCATCACAGAGCCTCCAGAGCCTTCTGCTTGCGGTACTCGGCATAGCGCTGGCCGGCGTTCCAACACGTCACACAGCGCGGGTCATTGCATCGGTGCTTCTCGGGCTCCAGTGGCCCGGTGGGTAGCGGCAGCAATTCCGGGAGAGGCTGCCGACGGGGCCGATCGATCGGTACCCATTGGCGCCATGCCTCGATCCACCGAAATCCGTTCGAGTCGCTTGCGCTCTTTGGGGTTGCGGGCGACCTTTGCTCTCCAGCGCTGCTCGACGAGCTCGTCGTGTCGGGCGTGCAGGTCAGCGGAGCGTCGGTCGATTCGAGAGACGACATTGAATATGATCCTCACGGTCAGACCTTCTCGGTGGACTGCGAGAGCGCGATGCTCTGGATCACGCGGTCCAACTCCGGTGCGCGGTTCGCAGCCTTGAGCTGGTTGCACTGCTCCCGGATGTCGGCGAGCACCTCACCCATCCGGGTTTCGGTGGTCTCGATCTCCGCTTCCAGCTTCATGATCTGGGCGCGCTTCGCCTCACGCTGGTAGTGGAGGGCGGACAGTTCCAGCCAATACTGGTCGAGTTTCTGGAAGCTCATTGCTTGACTCCGAACATGGAACTGAGGAAGTCGTCGAAAATCCGCGCGTGCGCGACCGCGCGCTTCAGATCCGTGTCTGCCTGACGGTGCAGCTCAACCGAGCTCACGTGGTCGTCGCAGACCGTCTGGATGTCGGTCGCGAGTTCTGACACCTCAGCTTCCGTCGCGTCTGGCAGGAAGAGCTTCGCGAGCTCGTGGACCTTCGGATCAACTGGCTTGCTCACGGACGATTCTCCAAAGCGTGGACGATCAACTCGGCGAGCGCGCGGGCGCTGCCCGGGATGCCGGCGTAGTCGTACGTGGTTGCGATCTGCTCATCCCCAGCGAGAATCGCGTACTCAGATCCGTCGTCCGGATCGGCCGTGGGCTCGATGGAATACGGCCCAGGGGGAATGAGGTTTTTGCGGGTAGCCATGGCTGGGACCTCAGTTCGCGTCCCAGGTAAACGTCTCGGCGTGCGACATGACCCATCTCCCGTTTGCTCGGCCTGGTGGCCGGTGCGTGACGGAAGACTACAACCGGTAGTTGTGATTGTCAACAACCAGCAGTTGTGAATTTACGCGTGCAAAGCACAAACGAAAAACCCGGCCATTGCGCCGGGTTTTTCTGGGTGCGGAGAACGGTTGGGGAATTATTCTGAGCCGGTGCGGCGCGCAGGATTGAAGAAGGCATACAGGCCGTTCTTCATTTCTTCGGGTAACTCGTCCCATCGCTCGATGATCAGGGCGAGTCGGGGATCTCCAGCGTCACCGTGTCCCCCGAACAGCTCGTCCCTGGTCATACCCAGGGCGCTGCACAGCATTGTCACGTGCTCTGCTTTAGGGAGCTTCGTACCGGCGACCCAGTATCCACAAGTTGCTGCGGAAACGAGCTTGCCCTTCTTGCCGGTGCGCTTCCAGAAGTCCCTCAGGGTGTCGTGCAGCCATACCGCTCGACCCCATTTGTCCGGATGGTCCTTTGCTATCCGCTCATTCAGGGCTTTGGCGAAACGTTCCCGCTCGGTCTGGGAGCTAGCAACCATAGGTTGCATGGTAGGGAAAAGGGCTACGACTCGCGGTTGTTGACGTAATGCAACCGGCAGTTGTAAATTGCGGGTCATGAGCGCAGTCGAACGGGCAATTTCTGGTGGCGGTGGTCTCTTGCCCTTCGCCACCAAATGCGGGGTGCGATACCAAGCAGTCCAGAAGTGGCGCCGATCTGGGCGTATTCCGGCCGAACGTGTTCTGACTGTCGAGGAAATCTCAGGCGTTCCGCGCCACGAATTGCGTCCTGACATATACCCACCGCCCGGTTCTGAATCGGCATCGTCACGCTCATTGTCAATCACCAGCCGCAAGTGTGGCTGACGCGGCTTACGGGTCCTTACGGAAAAAACGGACATGTCAGAAAACCTCACTCTTTGGTTCGACGACATCTATGGCGCGCTCCGTGGCTTTGTGTCGTTCGCTGGAGGGTCGAAAGCTATCGGCCCGCTGGTTTTCCCCAAGAAAGGCGAGAAAGCCGCCTCCTGGCTTGATGATTGTCTAAACCCCGATCGTTCAGCAAAGCTCGACCCCGAGGAACTGCTGCACATGTTGAAGCTCGCGCGAGAGCGGGGGTTCCATGCGCTCATCCAGTTCATAGGGGACGAGACCAACTACAACGTGACACCGCGCGACCCCAAGGACGAAGCAGAGGAGCTTCGCCGGAACGTCCGCGATCTGCTCACCGAGGTCAACCGGAAACTCGAACGACTTGAGCGTGCCGAGGGCCGGTCGAATCTGCAGGTCTGCCGGTGATCCATACGCTCCCTTCCTGTATTGCTTGTGCGACAACCCCATCAGGGTGCACTGCCACGGAGCACCGTCGCAAGTCACGGACACGTGACGTTTGTCTCAGTCACCGTACTTCGCTGCTGCGCAGCAACACATTCGTGCTCCCTGGTGCACGAGAGTCTGTTGTGTGTTGCGTCAATCGAACACAGTGTTGCTCAATGCACACAGTAGTAGGCATGGGAGAAAACTCCCAAACCACTACTGGATCGAGCAGGCGGAATATCTCAGCGGCGATCAGCCCAGTCGTGCATGCGATGGGCGAGGCGGGTGATGGCGTGGCCCAGGATCATGAGGGCTTTGCTGAGGTCGGCCACGATCTGACCGAGTCCCCAGAGAACGCGGAGTCTGAATGCTTCCATGTCTTCAGTCTCCCTGGATCGCGCCGCGACGGTAAAGCTGCAGCGCAATCACGGAACTTCGTTGAGACAGCCGCAAAGGCAGAAGTAAAGGGTACCTCTGAGCTTTTCGGCGGGCCCGGTTTTAAGAATGTCGCCGCATCGGGCGCAGGCCCAGAGCGGCCCGGTCGTGTCAGATCCGAGGGTGGGCCAAAAAACCATATGGACCCGCCTGCCGTCCCGTTTGGGCACGGGCTTCATGCTCGTGATCTCCATGGTCAGTTTCTACCGCCGCCGTCCGCTGCGGTAAAGCTGCGGCGCCGCACGCCTACCGTAGTGAGCATGGGGTAACACCGGTCATGACGTACTCCGTGGCACAGGCGCGCCTAAATGGCAAAGTCAGCGCCCCCGTACCTGGACAAGCTTCTGGCGAAGTCAAGCTCTCGGCCGGGATGATGCTTCTGGCGGTGCTGTTGTTCGACGCATTGCTGATCGGCGGCCTGATTGGTTTGTGGCACCTGGTTGCCTGGGTGCTGCGATGAGTTCGCTGCTCGACACCCTCTCCCTACCTGTCGAGCCCTCGGCGGCCGGCTCACAACCGGCCGCCATTTTGAGTTTCGCGCCCGTCCATACGCACTCACAGAGCGGCGTGCTCGAGAGAGCCGGGCGGTCCATTTGAGCGGCTACACGCCCGCATTCAACACGATCTATACCGGGTCCTTATTCGGTAAATGGCCTGCTGCCCCCGTGTGGGCTAGCTTGCTTCCGCTGATCGACAAACACGGCAACATCGAAATGACCTACGAGGCCATTGCCGGCATGACCGGATGGCCTATGGCCCTTCTTCGCGAAGGAATCACCCAGCTCTGCCAGCCCGACCCAGGCAGCCGCTCACGAGCCGCTGATGGCGCCCGACTGGTATTGCTTGACCCCGATCGCCCATGGGGTTGGCGCGCGGTCAACCATGCTCTCTATCGAGAGCGAGCTCGGCTCCAATCGAAGAACGACCGAGAGGTCCAATCCGGCAAGAACGCCCGCCGTCTCAATGACCGCCGACGACCGCCGGAGACCGCCGAAAAAAGCCGTGGACCACCTGTGACCCCCTCTCCAAACGCAAACGCAAACGCAAACGCAAACGCACCACAAGAGGCGCGCTCGGCGCGCGCTGGGGTGGTGCTGCACGAGAGTTTGCCGCGGGCAGAGTGGGACCTGTGGCTCGAGCACCGTCGCGAGAAGCGATGGCCGTGCGACCCTCGGACGCTGCGCATGCAGCTCGACGATCTCGCGAAGTTCGACACCGCGACCCAGGCGGAGATGATCCGCAAGTCGATCAATGCCGGATGGCAGGGCATTTTCCCGCTCAAGGGCATCAACGGGGCGCCACGCAAGGCGTTCGTTCGCGCTCCGACGACCGAAGAACTCGAAGCTCAGGAGGCTGCACGTGCAGGCCGGCGATCGTCAGGCGTTTGAAACCATTCTCGGCGAGATGTTTGCCGCGCTCGATAAGCCGCTCGGGGACGTGAAAGTCGAGGCGTTCTGGAAGGGCCTGCAGCGGCTTTCCATCCTGGACATGGCCCGAATCCGGGACGAACTGCTCGCGGAGTTGGAGTCATCGGAACCCCCGAAGAACTTCACGGTCGCGGATGTCTGGGCATTGAAACGCAAGCTGCGAGCTCGCGCGCCGGTAGTCGTCAACCAGCGGTCCTTGCCCGCCGGAACTGCCTACGACGAAGGCGCATTGGAAGCCGAAATCGGCCGCCTGACTTCGGGTGACAAGCCGGAGCGAGCGGCGCAGTTTGCGAGTTACGTGCGGCAGAACGTCCGCAACTGGGAGGAGCGCCGCGCCGCCGATCCGATCGGCACGCAATGGCTGCTTCTGGATGCCGCGGTCGCCCGTGCGGATGCCAATGAGGATGATTCGTTGTTCCGTGAAGAGCGCATGAAATGGCTCAAACAGCGATGCGCCCAATTGGTCAAGGAATCCGGTGATGCGTATTGCGGCCGTGATCTCACGAGAGTCCGGGTCATCCGCCGGTTGCTCGGCGGCCTGGATGCTGATCGCGTCATCGGTGCCGCTGACAATGAACGCAGGAAGTTGACAGCATGACCAAACTCTCCGACGAAATCTGGCTGGCTGCGAAGATCAAAGCCGCGGGTGTGAAGTGGGGTGCCTTTGAGGGCGTGACCACGATCGAACAGCGCAAGGAGCGCGTGCGCGAGGCGATCATTCGCAACGGGCTCGCCGGCGGCCAGTGCGGCAAGAAAGACGGTCAGCCGCAGTCCTTCGGCACCGTGTTCGCCTGGGTTTACGGCGAAGCGCTACACCGGGAGGAGGCGGCATGAGTCTGCCGGCCACAGCCATTCGTAGTGAACCGGAGGAGCGCTTGGCGTTCCAGCTCAAAGCCGTGAACGCGCCGCTGTTCGATCGACAGTTCCGGATATGCCCCGAGCGCCGGTTCCTCGCTGATTTCTACTTCGCGAAGCAACGCCTGGTGGTGGAGGTCGACGGAGGCGGCTGGACCAACGGGCGCCACTCGCGCGGCTACGGAATCGAGCGGGACGCAGAGAAAAGCGCGTTGATTGCGGCCATGCCGGCCAGGCTGATGCGTGTGACGCCGAAACAGATCAACAACGGATCCGCGCTCGAGTGGATCCTCAAAGCCTTGAACGTGTAGGAGATCCCATGCCCAAGACCATTACCCTGACGCTGCCCACCACGAATACGGACGGCAGTTCCATTCCCGCCGGCGAGATAGTCGATGTGCAGATCGGCTTCGGCACGATCCCGGGTAGCTACACTCTCATCGCTGACGACTCGAACTTCGGCGCACAGACGCAGAACGGTGTCGTCACGATCCCGTTCGGCAGTCTCGGTGAAACTCTCGCGGTGGGCACCTGGTACGCCGCAGCCCGGGTGAAGACCGACCAGGGAATTGTGTCGGCCTGGTCCAACGAGTCCAGCTTCACCATCGCTCCGCCACAGCCGAATTCGCCCACGGGTTTTTCTGTCGCCTGATCTGCGCGCTTCCAGCATGGATCAGGCGTCATTGCAGCCTCTGCGCGCGCTGCCAGTGCCCCTGAGAGGGGGCAGCAACCATCTGCGCCGCTGGCTGGCTCGAGAGCGGGCCAAGGCCATGCAGCCGCGCTACGTCGCAACTATGGTCGTGGAGACGAGCTTTGGACGGTACGCGGTCGGAGGCACGAGGGTATGAGGTCAGTAGCAAGCGCTGGGGTGGGTATTGCAGATCGCTGGGCGGGCAATGTGCACAGGGTCGCGGTTGTCACGGCGGTACGCATTGATTGCCGCAACGGCAATGGCCGCCCCAGCCGCTCCAACTACGGCGCAGCCATACGGATGTTCCCGGCAGGTAGCGCAGCCGGCGAGAGAGAGGGAGATCAGCAGCACTATAGGTTTCATGTTGGTCCCTGTGCCAGGTTGAGACTCGACTGTATCCTGATGCAACGCAACAAAGCCAACACAGTTGGCAGCAGTGTGAATTGGATCTGAAGTAGACGTAAGTAGATGGCTCAAGGCAAGAAAACAGGCGGACGGGGCAAAGGAACGCCCAACAAGGCCACAGCCGACGCACGAGCGGCGATCGCGCTGTTCGTGGATGGGAATGCGCACCGGCTCCAGGGCTGGCTGGACAGCATTGCAGACGGTTTGAGAGACGAACCGGACAAGGAAGGGAATCCAGGGAAGTGGATTGTCGAACCCAACCCTCAGAAGGCGTTCGAGCTATTCCAGTCCGTGATCGAGTATCACGTCCCGAAGCTCGCGCGCATGGAAGGCGACGTGAACGTGAAGGCCAAGGGAGACATTAACGTCAACGTGAGGTTCCACGACCCGAATGGACGTTGACGCCGACTTCCCGGCCAAGCTGCGTCCGCTGTTCGAGCGTGCGCCGTACAAGGCGCTTCGCGGTGGTCGCGGCGGCGGCAAGAGTTGGGGAGTCGCTCGAGCGCTACTCATCATCGGTCTGCAGCGTCCTATCCGCGTTCTGTGCACTCGAGAAACGCAGAAATCGATTCGAGATTCAGTCCACAAGCTGCTGGTTGACCAGATTGCCCGCATGGGGCTCGCGGCTCATTACTCGGTGCAGCAGGTGCAGATCACCGGCAACCGTGAGTGGATCATTGACGGCATTCCTTACCGGACCGAGTTCGTATTCGCGGGCTTGTCTGACCTGACGGCCGATAGCATCAAGTCATTCGAGGGAGCAGATATCGTCTGGGTGGAGGAGGGCCAGGTTGTCACCGATCGTTCCTGGACCATTCTGATCCCGACCATCCGCAAGGAGGGGTCCGAGATCTGGATCACCTTCAACCCCGAGCTCGATACCGATCCGACCTGGGAGCGGTTCATCGAGCACCCACCGAAAGGCACGATCAACATCGAGCTCAATTGGCGTGACAATCCCTGGTTCACGCAGTCGATGAACGAGAAGCGGTTGCACGATAAGGCCGTACTGGCGCCGTACGAGTACGACTGGATCTGGGAAGGGAAGTGCAAGCCGGCTGTCACCGGTGCGATCTACGCGGACCAGATGGCGCAGCTCTTCGCGGAAGGCCGGGTCGGCGATTACCCGGTTAACGCCTTCTCGCCGGTCTACGCGGTCTTCGATCTCGGCTGGAACGACGCGACCGCTATCGTGGTGTGCCAGCGTGAGGTATCCGCTCTTCGGGTGATCGACTACGTTGAGGACCATCACAAGACGCTCGACCATTACTCGGGGCTCCTGCGCGCGAAGGACTACGTGGTCACGGAGCTCTATCTTCCGCACGACGGAGCTCACAGCCATCTCACGGGTCCGAGCGCTCAGCGAACGCTCGAGGATCTCAAGTGGCGGGTGAACATCCTGCCCAACCAGGATGTGGAGGACGGCATTCGCACGCTGCGGATGTCGTTCAAGTCGCTCTACATCGATAAGCGCTGCACCCGGCTGATCGAATGCCTGAAGCGCTATCGCCGGGTGATCCCGCCCTCCACGATGGAGCCGGCGAAGCCGAAGCACGACGAGTACTCGCACGGCGCGGATGCCATGCGCTACGCCGCGCTGGCGGCTCCTCAATTCACTTCCGGCGGGTTTGAAGGAGGAATGAAGCTCCCGAAGCTCGACTATCGCTGGAAGCCGTAGGTTGCAACATCCCATGCCGCGGAAAGACGACCATGTCCGACCAGAAAGCGATCGCCGCGAGATGACCCGGCTGATGCAGATTCACGTCGACACGCATCCTGAGCGGATTGCACGCCGATATGGCGTGACCGCGCAGTACGTCCGTCAGTTATGGCGGGAGCGGCTTCAGCAGGATATGGCCACCTACGAAGAGGCCTTCCGCGCGTTCGCTGCCCGTGTTCTCAAACGCATGCCCTGACACTGGAGTTCCCATGGCATTTCGCAAGAGTCGCATGACGTCCCCGGAAGAGAGCGGTGAGGGGGCGCGCGCTTCCCGTGGTGGCAAGCCAGCACGCGAGGAGGGTGGCTTTTCGGATGGTGAATTCGGTCGCGGCTCGACGCCGTATCGCAAGAGCCACAGCGCATCCCCGGGGACGCTGAAGCAGCACGACGCGACTGCCGGTCGCGGAGCTGCCGGCATCTTCGGGGGCGCGGATCAGCACAAATCCCACTCCGAGGATCTCGAGCATCCACAGTCACATGCCGAGTTCGAAGAGCTGGGCCGATGAAACTCAAGCGCGCGAATCAGCCGCATCATGGCCAGGGTGAGCACGGCCGCGTCCGTACCCACCATGGCCTGATGGGCGGTCCCTCGAGCGCGCACATGCCCCAGCGCAAGAACAGCGGGTTCGACGATCGCAAGGGCTACAAGGGCTCGGCTCAGGCTGAGTTCGGCTCGAAACACTCGGGCCGCGCGCCGCTCGTTGATCGTGAGGCGGGCCACTACCACCCGATCGGCCACGGGTCCTCGCGCCAATTCGGTGAGGACAGCCGCGAGATTCGCCGTATGAACGGCGAGGTCACCCATCGCGAAGGAAGCGCCCGCCGCGATGGTTACCATACTGGCAAGCCATCCCGAGGGGACACCAATGTTCGCCGCGGCGAGGTGGGAAACGGTAAGGGTTCGGCTGCGCCAGGCCTCGGGAAAGGGCCAGGCGTACGTGGCTCGCCAGGTTCGCATCTGGGTACGGCTGGACGGGGCGGCGCAGGCCGACTCGGCATGCACGACGGTCACAAGGGCCCGCAGCCGAAGAAGCTGTCCGAGGATATTAGCCACGAATCCTTCGAGCGCCTCGGGGCCGACTAATGCCGAGCAAGAGCGGCAAACAGCATCGCCTGATGGAGATGGTCGCTCACGATTCGGCGGCAGCTAAACGAGTCGGTATCCCTCAATCAGTCGGTCGCGACTTCGTCGAGGCTGATAAGTCCGAAGGCAAGCATTTCCGCGGTCCCAAGAAGGGCCGTTCACGTCATCGATTCGCGTGAGGTAGAGCGATGTATCTGCAAGGTGGATCTGCATTCACAGGCCGGGGCGGCACGAGCTATTCGGCCACGGTCCCGACCGACTTCCCGCCGAGTGACATGGCGCTCGCCTTCGCGAATGGTTGGCAGCAGATGTCACTCGCAACCTTCCCGGGGCTGATCGATGTCCCGCAGAACGGCGTCGCGAACCCCCTTGGGGCTGTCCCGCAGACGAAGCTCGCGCAGACCGCAATTCCTTTCATCATCGCGCCCACCGGCACGATGGCGAACAACGGTGCCGTGACGCTCGGCGTCGCCCTTCCGGCGACCTATTCGAACGGCTGTTACCTGTACCTGCCGGCCAACGCCATTTCGGCCAGCTCTGCTGCGGGCTGGTACTACACGGTCATGTCGTCCACGACGGTGGGCACGGTGTACAACCTGACATACACCGCCGGTCAGCCGTATGTTCCGAGCTCCACCACGGGATTGGGCTTCACCACCACGGGGCCCGGTGCCTTCACCGGCGTGTCAACAGCGGTCACGGGCCCCAACTGGACGCTGCCGGCCAACACCATGGGTCCGAACGGCGTGCTCGAGATGGCGGCTGTGTACGGCTGCTCCGGCACCACCAGTAGCAAGACGGTCGCCATCAAGCTCGGGTCCGCGACGATCTACTCCCAGGCGACTACGACGGCTGCGAACGTTGCCGCCCTCGCGTTGCTCACCTGTCAGAACCAGGGTCTGACCAACGCGCAGGTTTCGAACCAGACCGGCTCGGTGGGATTCTCCGCAACCGGCCAGACATACTCAACGCAGGACACCACGACCAACCTGACTCTGGCGCTGGTGGGAACGAAGGTGGCTGCCGACTTCTTGATCTTCGACGCCTTCTCGGCGACGGTGACGCCCGGCTGATGTTCCGCGTGGATCAAACATGAGTAGCATTTGGGCGGATCAAACCCTGAGAGAACTGCTTGAGCGCGTGAAGCGTCTTGAGGATGAGGTCGCGCGACTGCGCGCTGAGAACGTCGAACTGAAAGGCGCGATCCTTGGCCCGGAGCCAAAAAAGCAAGTCAACGCTCGTCGATGAGCGCGTCCAGCGCAAGCGGGAATTGCGGGAAGCCTTGAAAAGCATGATTTCCCGCGAGCATCGCTTCGGGATCCGCGAGGATTGCCGCGCCGAGTTGGACCAGGGTTGGGACCGGGTGCTCGACCTGATGGAGGCGTTCGTCCGTGGCGTATGAAGGCCCGACCAACGGCGCCGATTCGCCGAGTCCGAATCGCAACAGCAAGATGACCGATGAGGAGTTGCTGGCCCTCATCGCTTCCTACGAACGCGCGTCTCTCGGCTCACAGGTAGCCGCTGGCGCCACGATCTCCACGACGGTCTACCCGTCGAATGCGGTTATGACGACGTTGGAGATCGATCGCTACAACGCCTTGAACGCCTTTCTCGCGCGCCCGCTCGGGAATGAGATCGAGAATCGCTCCCAGGTCGTGATCCCCGTCGTGCGCGATACGGTTATGTGGATGCTTCCACAGCTCATGCGCATCTTTGCGGCGGCCAAGTCTGTCTGCCGGTTCGATCCTGAGAATCAGGCCGATGTCGCACAGGCGGAAGCTGAGACCACCGTCGTCAACCACATCTTCATGCAGCAGAACGACGGGCTGCTGATCCTTCACGATCAGTTCTGGGATGCGCTCCTGATGCGCAACGGATATGTGGAGGTGTACACCAAGGAGGAGAAGCAGGTTTCCGAGGAGCGGTATACCGGTCTCAGCGAGATCGAACTGGCCGCGCTCCTGCAGGATAAGGATGACGAGAAGCTCGAGGTGATCGAGCAGAAGGAATACTCCAGTGACGTGCCGGCTCCTACGCTCATGCAGGGGCAACCCGCTTACTCGCCGACAGCGACATTCGATATCAGGATCCGGCGCACCGCGAAGGTCAAACGCACGTGCGTAGAGTGTCTGCCACCGGAGGAGATGCGCGTTACCCCGCGCGCTCGGCAGGGGATGGAAGGCATCGTGTTCTCGATGCATCAGACGGCCAAGGCGCGTTCCGACCTGCTGACGGATGGGTATGACCGTGACTGCGTGCTATCGGCTGCTGCCGGGCGCCCGAATTGGCTTGAGATCGACGCGCTGGCGCGTAACCAGGTTGTGGATCAGCTTTCGGTCGAGAACCCGTCAGACTTCGCGATGCAGGAGATTGAAGTCCGCAAAGCCATCATCAAAGTGGACTATGACGGTGACAAGATAGCCGAGCTCCGCCGCGTCGTGATCCTGGGCGACAAGATCGCAGAGAACGAGGTGATCGAGGAGACGCCGTTCGTCTCCATGTCGGCCGTGCGAATGCCGCATCGTCATACGGGCATTTCGGTCTATGACCTCGTGATGGACCTGCAGGTCATCCAGACGGATCTCTGGAGGCAGGGTCTCGACAACCTCAAGATCGCTAACAATCAGCGGGTCGCAGTCGATTGGCAGAACGTCAACATGGACGATCTGCTCTCGAGCCGGCCGGGTGGCGTGGTGCGCGGTCGTGGGCCGCCGAGCACCTGGATTGCGCCAATCGTTCAGCCGTCCAATGTGGTCGATCAGGTGATTCCCGCGCTCGAGTACATCGATCAGATGCGCTCGAACCGCACCGGCATCGGCAAGGGCACGATGGGGCTGGACGCGGATGAGCTCCAGAATGTCACCAAGGGCGGCCAGTTGGCCGCGATGTCGGCGGCGAGCCTGATCCTCGAACTGATTGCTCGGCTGCTCGCCGAGGGCGTGAAGGGGATCTTCCTCAAGATCCATTCCGAGTTGATGCGGCATCATGACAAGCCACTCGAATTCGAGATCGCCGGGAAGTGGATCACGGTCGATCCGTCCCAATGGCGGCGCCGGTCGAAGGTGACGCCGAATGTTGGGCTCGGGTCGGGCAACCGCGAGGAAATGCGAGCCAACGTGCAGATTCTCGGCCAGGCGCAGCAGATGGTCGCGCAGATGGGGCTGGTGGGCCCGAAGCAGGGCTGGGAACTGTTCAAGATCATCTGCGAGGCGCTCGGTTTCAGTACGCCTGAGCGGTTCGCTATGGATCCGGCAAGCCCTGAGTACGCCCAGCACTTGCAGCAGATGCAGCAGTCTCAGCAGATGATGCCGCCGGCCCCCCAGGTCCAGGCTGCTCAGATTCGCGCTCAGACGGAATCCCAGAAGCAGGTGAACGAAACGCAGCGCGCGGCCATGAAGCTGAACGCCGAGATGCTCCACGCTCGGCAGCAGTTGCTACAAGACCAGACGCAGCACGTTCAGACGATGAATCATGAGGCGATTCAAGGTCACGCGGATCGCCAGATCCAGCTCAATGATCAGCACTTGCAGATTCTGCTCGCGCTGATCAAAACGTTCTCCGCGATCGAGGCGGCGAAGGCGAAATCAGAGGCAGTCGGAGGCGCGGAAGTGGGCGCAGATATCACTGCAGCCGATAGGGCAATCGAATGACCCTCGAAGAAGAAATCCGCCGCGCCGGTGAAGCGCGCCAAGTCCTCGACGCTCCCGTGTTCCAGGCTGCTCGGAAGGATATCGAGGCGCAGCTCGCGCAGCTTCGGCGAACCGTCCCGATCCGTGAGACCGAGATGCATACGCGTCTCATCCTCATGGAGCAACTCTGGGCGAATCTCCTGGGATACTTCGAACAGATCGCGCAGACCGGCAAGATGGCTGAACTGCAGATCCAAGAGGCGCGCCGAAAACAGTCGCTCGTTGAGCAGGGGCTCGCGATCTTCCGCACGGGAGGGCGGAACGCGATCTAGTTTGCAACATTCGCGGGATGCCGGATACCTAGATTTCCGGCATGTCGCTCGAAAGTGCAGGCGCCGAGAGCGCCCCTCAAAATCCCCTCGGCGGCGCGCAAGCGCTCGAGAATCGTTTCGAGAATCTCTGGCAGGGCGGGGCGTTCGATTCCCAGGACCCTCGCGAGGCGGCGCAGCTTCGCGCCGAGCGCGGCCAGGCATCCGCGCCGGAACAGCAACAGCCGATCAACGGAAAGTTACCGGCTCAGCAGCCCACGCAGGCCGTTCCCGAGCAGCAGACCGAACAGCCTGAGGAAGGCCCGGAATATGCCGATCTCGATGACTACCTGACCCGATCGAACATTGAACGCGAGTCGTTCATGTCGATGCCGGTCAACGTCAAGATTGACGGCAAGACCGAGCGCGCGACCCTCGCGGATCTCGTCAAGAACTACGGCCTTGAACGGCACTTCCAGGCCAAATCCATTGCCTTCGCCGAGCAACAGCGCGCCTGGGAAGGTGAGCGCGAGAAGGCCAAGCAGGCGCTCGGCCAGCATCTGAACAGCGCCGAGACGCTCGCGAAGCTCGCTCATCAGCAGCTTCTCGGCGAATACCAGGGTATCGATTGGAACAAGTTGCGCATGGAAGACCCGATTCAATGGTCGGTGCGCAATCAGGAGTTCCAGAACCGGGCGAATCAGATCCAACAGCATCTCGCCCAAGTTCAGCATCAGCAGCAGCAACTTGCCCAGCAAGCCGAGCAAGAGCGTCTCGCCAAGCTCCCGCAGGAGCGCGAGAAGATGTTGGATGCGCGCCCCGAATGGCGCGATGACGCCAAATTTCAAGCCGCGCGAGCCGAAATGACCGGTTACGCGCGCAAGTTGGGGTATTCAGACGCCGAGATAGGCAGCATCTTCGACCACCGCTTCATGCTGATTCTGCATGACGCGGCGCGATTTGCTCAGCTCCAAGCGCAGGCACCCCAGGCGGCCAAACGCGTGCGCGCCGCGCCTCAAATGGCGAACCCAGGCGCACGTATCCAGCGCGACCCCAATCAGGCCGCGCTATCCCAAGCCAAAGAGCGGTGGAAGCGCAACCCGCGCGATCAAGACGCAGCGGTGGCGCTCTTCGACCGGCTTGCCTGACCCTGGAGCATTCCCGTGACCGTTCCGACAAACACCCTGCAGGTCTACACGCAGACGAATATCCGTGAAGACCTGATCGATGCGATCTACAACGTTGATCCGTTCAAGACCCCGCTCTTCAACATGGCCAAGAAGGCCGAGGCTCGCCAGACCTACCACGAGTGGGATGTCGATGCCCTCGCCGCACAGAACCTGAACAACGCGGCGGTCGAAGGTGACAACCCGACGAATATCGCCATCACGGCCACCGGCCGCATGGGAAATTACACGCAGATCTCGACCAAGACGATCCAGATTTCGGGAACGTCTCAGAGTGTTGTGGCTGCCGGTGGCTCGAACAAGATGGGCTACCAGCTGCTGAAGAAGTCCAAAGAGCTGAAGCGCGACATCGAAGGTATTTTGACGGCGAACACTGCACGGGCCGCCGGCACTTCTTCGACCGCTCGCTTGCTCTCGGGCTGGCCGTGCTGGGTCTGGACCAACTCGATTTCGGTCGGTACTGGCACCGCGCCGACGGGCACCACGACCGTTGCCGGCCAGACGTTCTACAACGGTACCGCCGCCATGACGCACGGCGGCTCGGCTGGTGTGACTGAAGCGAACGTCAAAACTGTCCTCCAGAACATCTACAAGAGCTCGGGCGAGTCTCCCGAGTACTGCCTGCTCTCGCCGAAGAACAAGCAGAACGTTTCGGGTTTCAGCGGCCCCGGCACCCGTTTCATTGAAGTCGAGGACAGCACGCTCCTGACGAAAGTGGACGTGTACGAGAGCGACTTCGGCGAAGTGAAGATGATCCCGGACATTTTCCTCGCGACTTCGGGTGATATGGATTTCGTGAACCCGAACTACATCCGGGTGGCATATCTACGCCCGTTCCAGACGATTCCGCTCGCGAAGACCGGCGATAGCGATCAGAAAATGTTGCTCGTCGAGTACACCCTCGAGATGGGCAACGAGCACGCACACGGCTCGATCTACGACACCAACGGCTGAGCCATGAGCAAGGGCTACACAGTCGCCCCTTGGCGGATCATCGACGGGACTGGTCAGTCTTTGTCCGTCCCGAACGGTGGCACTGTGACCTCGGCTGCGGTCGGCGGTGAGACGCGAGCGGTACATCTCGCTCTCCAGCCGACCGCTACCGCGACCGGGTGTTTGGTTCGCATTACCCAGGGCGGTACGGCGGCGACGGCGAGCAAGGATTACCTTATCAAGACCACGGATCCGCCGTTGGTCCTCGCGTGCAGCCCTGGAGATAAGGTGAGTGCATACGGATTGGCCGCGTGCACACTGCAGATGTGCGAGTTGAGCAGTTAATGGGCGGCGAGATCGAACGCGCCGCCCAGATCCTCGACCGCGCGGTGCGCCAGACCTACAAGGAAGAGGACGGCAAAGCCCTAGTCAACACGTACCAGGACGTAGAACCGCATCTTGAGTACGCCGCGAAGTGTCGGCGTGCGGATGCGGAGGAGCGTGGAGCATTTGGCCGGCGGGGCGAGCTGCGCCGAACGATGAGCGTGCCGTTCAACGTCTTGCTCGGTATTGCACAAAAGCTCGGGATTCCCGCCGGCCAAATTTTCGACAAGGAGCATCAGAAGCGCCTCGCCAAAGAGTTGAAGAGCTCGGAATACCGGCACTTCAGGACCACGATCGACAAGCACATCTGAGGAGGCGCCGTGGCGACAATCGTCGATTACGCAAGCCTTACTCAGGCCATCAGTGATTTCCTCCACCGCTCAGACCTGCAAACGAGCGGCTTCACGGACTATCTGATCCAGGGAGCCCAGGAGAAGATTCAGGACGACATCTTCGACCTGAACTTCGGTAACGGCATTCGTCTGATGGAGAACGGCTACCCGGCCACGGCCATCAGCAGCGGCGTGGCCCCGGTGCCGTCCGACTGGCTCGCTCCGAAGCTCATGCAGATCGTGGACAATGCGGGGAATATCTTCCCGCTGATCTTCAAGGCGGCAGCGTGGATCTACGATCGCTACCCGGTTCGCCAAGCTCAGGGACTGCCCGCGTACATCGCGCGCGACACCAATGCGACGGGATCATTCCCGTCCGTCAGCGCATCACTGAAATTCACGGCGACCGCCAGTCAGACGGTATTTTCGCTCGCTGCGGGTCCGCTCGGCGCTCAGGTGCTGTTTGTCGCGCTGGATGGCGCAATGCTGATCCCGACTACCGATTATACGATCAGCGGTACGACGTTGACGCTGGTGAACGGCGCTCTGGCCGGTCAGACGCTGTTTGTACAGTACCTGGCTTCGGGCGTTGCCCTGGCTGCTTCTGGAACGTCGGCTTTCATCTTCGGACCCTACCCAGACTCCGCGTATACGGTGCAGGGAACCTACTACCAGGCTGCGCCGCTGCTCTCGAATTCACAAACCACCAACTGGATGGTATCGAACGCGCCGACCCTGCTGCATGCGGCCTGCATGATCAAGGCCGGCGAGTTTCTAACGGACGATGAAGTCATCGCACGCTGGACGAAGCTTTACGAGCCTCGGCTGTTGGCGCTCGTGAATCGCGACAAGGCTGAGCGCTGGGCTGCCTCTACCATGCAGGTGGAAGTGGGATGAGCAAGCCCACCACAGTGATATTCGGACCGTGGGTGCCAGATGGATCGGATGTTGCATTCGAGGTAGCAGGCCCTGGGCCGCAGACGATACCGCTCGCGGACTGCTTAAACATGTACTGGGCCAATAACACCTACCAGAGCACGCCCACCGTTGCGAACTATGGTCTATTTGCAGGGCTCGGAGCGCAGTGTCTCGGGGCGTTCACCGCGATCGATGCGAACGGCAACCCGCAGCGCTACGCGGGCACCTCGACTGACCTCTTCCAGTGGAATGGCGGCTGGTCGAATGTCAGCAAGAGCGCCGGAGCCTATGCAACGACTGCCCATTGGAGCTTTGCCGAGTTCGGTGGCTGCATCTGCGCGGCAAATGGTGTTAGTCCGTTGCAGGACATGGCGATCGGTGGCACGGCCTTTGCTGACATCGCGTCCGCTCCGATCGGAAGCGTGCTCGGTGTAATCAACCAGTCCTTGCTCGTCGGAGACCTGACTAACTTTCCGTACCGGGTGCAATGGTCCGCGATCGGTGATCCCACCACCTGGCCGACCCCGCTCACGGATGCCGCGATTGCCGTGCAGTCGGGATACCAAGACCTGACGCAGGACTGGGGCAACGTGATGTTCATCGCTTCAGGTCCGCAGTTTGGCATCATCTTCCAGCGTTTGGGCATCACCCGCGCGACCTACGTCGGCGGTGATGTCGTGTTCTCGTTCGTTCCGTTCGAGCGCCGGCTCGGGCTCGTAGCCCGATATGCCGCAGTCCAGTGGTCCGCGATGACTTTCTTCCTGTCGGATGACGGATTCCATGCCACGGATGGATCAACCACGTCCGACATCGGTCGCTCCAGCGACGGGTCAGTCGGCATGGACCAGTGGTTCTGGGCGAACGTCAACAAAAGCGCACTGTCGACGATCACTGCCGGGTACGACGCGGATAAGAAGTCTGTCGCATGGGCCATCCCGACCGGCTACAACACGCTGCCGGACACACTTCTCGTCTTCCACCCGTCATCAGGCCGCTGGACTCGACAGGCGATTGCCACGGAATTTGTATTCACGGACGCGGATGGCAAGCGCCATCTGTTCGGGGTCTTCGATCAGTCTCACAAGTACGGCTCGCTCACTGGGCCGCCGCAGTCGGGGTATCTGGAGACCTACGATCTCACCTACAACGACGGGCGTCATCGGGTCATCACTGGGATCCGGCCGAACATCGATTTCGCCTCGAGCATCACGGATTCGAACGGCAACCCGATCACGAATACGGGCGGCGCGTTTCTCGTGGGTGACATCCCAACCTGCCGGGCGGGTACGCGGGAGAACTCCGAGAGCGACACGCTCGTCTATACCGCAGATGCCGTTCAAGACGCCTTCAGCAAGGTCTCTCCGGTGTTGTCCGAGGGCGCATTCGTTCGCGCCCGGGTGACCGCCAAGGCGGCCTCCAAAGCGCCGGGAGCCGCGCTGCTCCTCGAGCTCGGGAGCGCGGTATGACCGACATGTTCGCCGGCGGCCCGGGCGGGGATCCCTACATGGGGCTTTTGGGGATGTCAGACCCCCGCGTGACGGTCTCTCCAGGGCTCATGAACCCCCAGCCGCAGCCCATGGGGCAGTGGTCGCAGCTCGCCTATCAGATGGCCGGCAGTCCGCAGGCTCCGCCCTATGCGTCGGTCCCTGTGCCGACTGCGACTCCCGGCTCGATTTCCTCGGGTTCGGGGTCTGGTGGCGGATCGGGCATTCTCGGTGGGTTGTTGGGCACGATAGCCAGAAATCCCAAGGCGATCAGCCAGGCGTACAACTGGATCAGCGGCCTCCTGGGTGGCGCTCCGACAGAGGCATCTGCTGCAGCCGCCGGTGCGCCTGCACTGGCAGGACTGGGCGCCGATACGGCTGCAGCGACTGGCGCCACCTCGGCAGACATTGCCGCCTCTAATAGCGCCTGGCTCGCATCTCAGCCCGCAGCGAGCAGTGCGCTCTATGCAGGCGCTCCCGCCGCAGCCGATGCTGCAGCACCTGCCGCTGCAGCCGCCACGGATGCCGCTCCGGCCGCCAGTTCCGCGACGGCCGGTGGCGCGCTCGCAGTGGCTGCTCCTTTGGCCCTGGCGCTGTACGCCTCGAGCACGGCACCGGTGGATTACGGCGCGCAGTGGACGGGCAATTTGTCCAATGCCGCGCAGCAGGCGATCGGCCTACTCAACTCCGGCGCTCCAGGCGCAGCCGATGGCGTCTCGGGCCTCCTGCAGTCTCTCAATGGCGTGCCGGGCATGAGCGGACTCGAATCCCAGCTCAGCAGCGCCCTCGATGCGTACTCCAATAATTTGATGCTGCAGCGGGCGCTGGCTGCCGGATATCCGTCCGTCGATGCGATGAATGCGGCTGCGAATGCAAGCGGGAATCAGAGGTCAGATCGTGGCGGACCCACGAAGGGCACGGTACGGGTATAGAACATGGCGACTCCAGCAACTACCACTACTCAAGCGCCCTCGTGGCTGGTGCCGTTCCAGCAGTACGGGCTCGATCAGAGCCTGTCCGCGTACCAGAACCCCGGTCAGTTGGTGGCGCCCTTCGCGCCTCAGCAGGAACAGGCGATCTCCGGTATCACGGGGCTCACCGCCAACGGCGGCGGCGCGCCTTTCACGGCCGCCGGCAACTACCTGTCGGGTGTGCTCAACGGTAATCCGGCGACGAATCCGTTCTTGGATTCGATGTTCAATCAGGGCGCGAACGCCGTCCAGAACCGCCTGTCGAGCGAATTCGCAGGCATGGGCCGCAACGTCGAATCGTCTCTCCCTGTTCAGGCGGATCAGCTCAATAACCTCGCGACCCAACTCTATGGCGGTGCGTACAACACGGGCGTGCAGCAGCAGATGGGCGCTGCCCAGATGTCCCTGCCATATACCCAGCAGGCGTACCAGAATTTCAACAACCTGTTCGGCGTCGGGCAGCAGGTGCAAGGGCAGTCGCAGCGGTATATCCAGGCTCCGCAGGACTTCCTGAATCAGTATCTGAACCGGGTGAACGGTTACAACCTGGGCCAGACGACGACGGCGACACCGGCCTTCAACCCGTTGGCGGGAGCGATTGGAGGGGCTGGGATCGGCTACAACATCGGGAACAGCATCAACAGTGACTATGGTGGATTGCTCGGTAGCGTAGCGGGCGGCCTGCTGGGAGCGTATGGTGGCTGATCTCCAAGGGGGGCTCCTCGGGCTGATGAGCGACCCCAGCAACCAGTTCTATCTCTCGCTCCTGGCAAATTCCAACACGCCAGGCGGGATCGGCTCGCTCATCGGAAAGAGCGCGCAACAGGGCAGTGCGAACTGGCAAGATTTCATGACGAAGCAGCTCGCGCTTCAGCAGGCGCAGAGCAACTTCGGCGTCACGCAGGCGATGAATGACGCCTATACGCGCGCACTCCAGCAGTCCGGTATGCCGCAGGCGCCTCAAGCCCCCCAACAGGCTCCGCCACAAGGGCTCCTGTCTGGAGGCCCCGCGCCGGCTCCGCAACAGGCAGCCCCGCAGCAGCAATCCCCGCCTCAACCAGCACCGCAACAGCAGCCTGATTCGCAAGACCCAGGCGTCCCCTCGCCGATGACGCCTGATCTGGTGCATCAGATTCCGGTGGGCGGCGTGTCTCCCACGCTCTCGATCCTGGCGAAAGCTCGGGCGAATGGCGGGGACTTTGCGGCGGGCCAGAAGGAAGTAGAGGCTCTGCAGTACGAGCAGGCCCAGCGGCGGTACATGCCGACAATCGCGGCATTCGACAACATCATCGAATCCGCAGATCCGGCTGCGCTCATGAAACGCAACATGACGCTCTCGGCTGCGTGGCCGAGGATGGCGGCTATTGCGAACGTGGATCCGTCAGACAAATCGCCGGATAACGTGCGGTACGCGTTGAATGCGTATCGCAATGCGTTGGCTTCAGGGGTCAACCTGCCAGAGAAAGCGCCTGCGGTGAAGCTGCAAAATCGCGGCATCCAGCAGGTCAATCCGATTACAGGGAAGATTGAGCATGAAGAGGACCTGGAGAAGGTTGTAGATCCAAAGACAGGACGTCCCATGCTCGTGCCGAAGTCTCAAGCGGCTGGCATGACGCCGTACAACCAATTCAGCTCCGCCACGGACGACCAGATCGATGCGGCCGCACAGCAGGTCGCGAATTACAAGGTTGCGCCTCCCACTGGCGGAAAGCTCCTGAGCGGTAACTGGCCTGCGGTCATGGCGCGCGTCAAACAGTTGAATCCGAACTACGACGCGACATTCTTCGCGACGAAGAATAAGGCGCGCATGGCCTTCGCAACCGGCAAGCAGGGCGATACGGTTCGCTCGCTTTCGGTTGCCACGGATCACCTCGACCAGTTGCAGGACGCTGCGAATGCGCTCAAGAATGGCGATATTTCGCTCGCGAACAGGATTGCAAATACTTGGGGCCAGCAGACCGGCCATCCTGAAGTTACCAACTTCAACGCGATGGTGGAAATCGTCGGCGACGAAGTTGCTAAGGCTGTCATTGGTTCGGGTGCTGGTGGTCAAGGCGACCGCGAGGGAATCAAGAAGAATTTCAACGCGAACGCTGGTGAGCAGCAGATCAGCGGCGCGATTGCGAAATACAAGGGGCTGATGGGCAGCCAGTTGAATGGCCTGCGCCGTCAATACAAGCAGAGCACGGGACTCGACGATTTCGACGACATGATCTCGCCGACCGCACAAGCTGAACTGGGCGGCCATTCCGATGCTGGACCAAAGCAGCCTCCTGCGACGAACGCGCGCGGCTGGACGCTGCATCAGGACAAGAATGGCAACATGGCCTACGTGTCCCCTGACGGCAAGCAGTTCGAAGAGGTGAAGTAGTGCCCTTCGATCTCGCATCAGCGCAGCCAGTATCGAAAGGGTTTGACCTCGCATCTGCAAAGCCAGTCGATCAATCTGGGAAAGCGCAGAGCGCAACGAAACAGCCCAGTGCGATTGATTACGCAGCGGCGGTTCCCGAAACACTGGCGCAACTCGCTTCCGGTACGGCTTCCACCATCGCAGGCGGACTTGCTGGGCTTGCGGACATCCCACTCTTTGCCGCCGGCATCAGCAAGACGAGCCCCGCTGATGTGGTAAGCAATATCCAGCAGGCCGGCACGTACCAGCCACGTACGCTCGGCGGTCAGACGACTGCCAATGTCGTGGGCTATCTGCCCGGAAAGCTGGCCCAAGGTGCGGAGTTGGCCGGGGGAGCTGTGACGGACCTGACGGGCAGCCCGGCGTTAGGCGCAGCGGTGAATACCGGTATCCAAGGAGTTCCGATGATCCTTGGTACAAAGTTCGCTCCCAAGTTCGGAGGTGCAGCGAAAGCGGTGACGCCCGAAGTTGCTGAAGCCACCAATGCGGGTTTGAGGCTTACTCCTGAGCAGGCCGGCACTGGCGTCATGGGGACCCTCGGAAAGGCGGTCCAGAGCCTTACTGGAGGCGCGAAGCTCGAGCGCATGGTCTCGAAGAAGAACGCGCCCGTGGTGAACAATCTGGCGAAGCAAGATATCGGTATCGCCCCGGGCCAGCCGTTGAATCAAACGACGATCGATGCCGCCCGCCAAGGGCCCAATTCGATCTACAAAGCTGTCTCCCAAGTCGGCCAGGTCCCGACAGATGCGCGATACGCGGCGGACATCGCCGGCATCGCCAATCGCACGGGGGCTGGGAGCTTTGCTTTCGACGTGCCGCCAGAGATCGAGCGGCTGCGGCAAGGCTACGGCGGTGTCCAATCTTTTGATGCCGGAGATGCGATTGCGAAGGTCCGGCAGCTTCGGAAGGACGCGAGCAGCAACATCAAGGCACCGAATGCTCCGGAGCGCAATGCACTTGGCTACGCGCAGCAGCAGATTGCCGATGCGATCGAAAACCAGCTCGATCGGCATATCCAGAGCGGAGCGGCCCAAGGCGTCTCAGCGAATCTGATTGACCAATTTCGCGCTGCCCGGCAACAATTGGCCAAAATCAAAAGCGTCGAGGACGCATTAGACGGCCCGAACGTCTCCGCAAAGGAGCTCAACAAGCAGCTCAATCGCGGAGTCCCGCTCTCGGGCAACCTGCGAACGATCGCAAACGCCTATGGCAACTTTGATCGCTCTCTGCAGGACGTTTCTAAAATACGGAATTCTGGCCCCTTTAGTGCTCTTGATACACTGGTCGGGGCTCCCCTTGCTTATCTCCATCCTGGTCTACTTGGGACGATTGCTCTTCCGCCTCTCGCGCGCGGTGTACTTGCGTCTCGCGCATTTCAGCGCGCCGGAATCCAAAGACTAGCCACGCCGCCGTCATTCCCTGGTCTGCTTGGTGCAGGTTCGACTCTGCCGCTGCTTGCGGATCAGCGCGGATTGATGGGCGAGGCGCAGTAATGGCCTGCACCGTGGTCAACAGCCAGTCCCAGGTGCAGCGGCGGCTCCCGGCCTTCCCGCAGCAGATCCCGCAGTCCCAGCAGGACTGGAACTACTTCCTGACCGTGCTCAATGAGTGGGGCCAGTCCCTGCAGGCGAACCCGTCGAGCGTCAACGTCATCCCCTCGCAGTTCGCGGTGTTCCAGGGGGCGAGCCTCCCGAACCTGACGACTGCGGGTTGCACGGTCTCGCTCGACAACGGCCAGACCTTCTACGGCAATAACGCGCTCAAGGTAGTCGTGAGCGCGCCCGGCGCGACGTTATCCTTCACCGGCTTCCCGATCGCGCTCCCCGCCGCGCAACGCTGGTACAACGCATTCCAGATCTACACCGCGGCGCCGCTCGCTGGCTCACTCGCGGTGAGCACGAATGGCAGCCATTCGGCCTCTGAGACGTTCTCGCTGGCTGGTGTGGCATCCTGGCAGCAGGTGTGGGGGCTATTCGACCTGCGCAAGTACGCCGATACCCAGGCGACCTGGACATTCACGTTCAGTCAGACGGGCACGTTTTGGCTCGATGGCCTGCAGATGGTCGCCGCTGGGTCGATCTTCACCGGGCCGCCGCCGTTCGGAAACAGCGGCGCACCTGGCAGCGTGGACGCTCTCCCGGACGGCACCACGTACGCGCGCATCCTGAGCTCGGGTCTCACGAACAGCATCGTCAACACCAACGGACTGGTGGCAAATGCGGCAACGGATACGGGCTCGAATACGGTCAGCTCGGCAACCGTCACGAATGTTCAGCACACCCCTGACGGTCAGGGCTTCAATACGCTGCTCGATTCGATCTCATACACCGCGCCGATCGCCTGTACGGTTTATGTGACTGTGACGGCAACGATGTCGTACACGGAAGTGAATCCGGCGGATCTCTTCGCCGATTTCCGCTATTCGATCCAGCAGGATACAAATTTCAACGGATTCAATTTTCAGGAGTGGTTCTGGAAGGCTCCCACAGCAAGCCAAGGGTTTCTGGTACCGCTCACGATCCGTATTCCCTTCTCGATGTCTGCCAATCAGACATCAACATTCAAATTCATGGGGGCGAAGTACAACGCAGGTGACACGGTGGTGCTCTCGAATATCACCATGCAGTACGAAGTGGTGAAGAGATGAGTAGTGACTCCACCCAGGAAGCACCGGAAGTTGTGGAGGCTCGCCCCCGGAATGAGCTGATCCGCGCAGCTCTCGCTGAGGATGCAGATGCCATCGCTCATCTCGAGCGGCATGGTGACGATATCACGAAGTTGATGGCAAAGGCATAACGTTGTGGCCAACACTACTTATCAGGCGTATGTTCAATCTCTCGGGGCCGCGAGCGCACTGACAGGCGCGGAACTGATCGCGCTCATTCAAAGCGGTAACCCGGTCCAGATCGCGCTGAATAATCTGAACATCGCGCTCAATTCTACGACAGCGCCGCCGAATGGGATCTATGTCCCAGTCGCGAATACCATCGGCTTTTCCAATAACAGCATCCAGACTGGCACGTTGACTTCCGCTGCCATGACGATGCCAGCCTACGCCGTAACGGGCTCAAGCGTTCCGGCCAATGGGATCTATCTTCCGAGTGCGAATACGGTCGGGTTTGCTACCAACAGCGTTCAGGCCGGTACGATCTCAGCGACCCGTCAGTGGCAGTTGTATGAGCCGAATTTCTCAGCCGCTGCCCTCAAGCAGGCTGCGACGATGGATAGCGGTTCATTCACCGGAACGTTCACGGGAATGACCGGGACAGTCACCGGCACCATCAACTGGACGCGCTCCGGTAATCTTGTGACATTGCGCGCAGCTACAGCCATTACTGGCACATCCAATGCGAATACCATGACGATGACGGGACTCCCGGCTGCGTTGTCCCCGTTTGCTGAAGTCAAAGGGATCTCTGGGGTCACAGACAGCGGCAATACAGATATCCCGGGACAAGTAGATATCACGGCAGGATCAACGACTCTGCTGTTTTTTAAATACAACGGTACTCAGTACCTGCAAAACGCATTCACCGCGACTGGGACCAAGGGAATTGCTAGCGGTTGGACTTACAGTTACACGTTACAGTGATTCTATGCTCAATCTCAGCCCAGAATCCGAAGTGGACCTCAAGCTCACGGGTGCCGACGTGATCAACATCATTACCGCCCTTGGGGAGATTCCCCATAAGTTCGCAGCTTCCATTGAGCGCAAGATTGTTGATCAGGTCATGACGCAGAAGCGGCCTTCTTTGGATCAGGTGAGCTAAATGCCCATCAGTAACGAGCAGATTCTCTCCGAAGTTGGTCTGAGTCTGAAGCAGACCGCCGCCGAGATCGCCGCCGGGGTGACGCCGACGAATTATGCGTATCCGCCGGGGGACGTGCGGCGGTATGGCGCTGACCCAACTGGCACGTCTGCCAGTGACACTGCGCTGTCCAATGCGATTGCAGTCTGCGGAACGGCGGGCGGGACCATCCGCGCGCCGGCCGGTACATACAAGTTCGCCTCCGCAATCAACCTAAACCAAAAGACCAGCATCATTATCCAGGGGGATGGAGCGGCAACTGGCGGAGCATCTCCTGCCACCGTGTTCCAGTACACCGGGACGGGATCAGGCGTCTGGATCACGATGAATTCTGCGGTGGGTTGTCAGTTTCGCGGAATTCAATTCGTCCATACGCAGGCGTCCTTCACCGGGACCTACATCCAGTGCAACAACGATGGATCCCACGGCGACCCGCATGACTGCGGGTTGTTTGACTGCACGCTTGGCCAGAATGTTGGTACCGGAACGATCCACTTGGACCTCAACAAGTGCATCATCTTCACCGCCGAGCGGTGTGAGTTTTCGTACGGCAATCCTTCGGTCAAGCTCGCCCAGTCGGGCGGCTACTCAAACGTCATCCGTTTTCGAGATTGCACGTGGGCGAGCAATTACGTCGCTCCGGTGCAGAACATTGGTGCTGCCGCGCAGGCAATTCTGTTCGAGGGCTGCACGTTTGAGAATTTGACAAACAACACAGGGGCGGCGGTACTCTCGGCGGCATCGTCCGCCATATTCGATGGAATCAGCTTCCATGGGTGCTGGTTCGGCGATGTCACTTCCACGAGCGCATGCTCGTGGATTGACATCTACGGCGCAGGGTTGGTGTTCACGGGAAACTACATTTCTGGCAATCAGACCGGCACGACGGGTATTACGCTCCGGCAGTTCGCGGGATCTAAGATCTTAGGCAATACGCCCGTGTCGCTGCTGAACTTCGTCAACTTCGCAGTCGCCAACTGCCTCAATGCCGAGATCAGCGGGAACCCCGCGAATAACGTCACCAACTTCGTCGCGAACGGAAACAACGTTCCGACCGGAAGTCTGATCTGGTACAGCAACTTCGGGATCAGCAATCCGCCGAGTTCCAACCATGGTGCGTTCGGAAACAACGGTTGTCGGGTCAATGCGGACGGCACGATAGAGCAGTGGGGATCGGCCAGCGTGACGATCGGGACTCCGCTGTCAGTGACCTTCGCGACGAACGGACTGGCTTTCCCCAATGCCTGCTGGCAGGTGGTGTGCGGGTTCGGCACTTTTCCGGGTACCGACACAGTTGGCGCCACGTCCATCAGCGCGACGGGTTTCACGATCTCGACCGGCGGGACTGCGGGCACTGCCACCGTGTACTGGCGAGCGTTGGGGAACTGAAGACACACTGACATGAGATCATGAACGACCACCCAATCAAAGTCGCACTCGATACCGCCTCTGTGGGGGCTCTCATCGCCACGCTCGCTGGCTGGTTGCCGTCCGTGGCCGCGCTATTCACGATCATCTGGACTGCCGTGCGCATCTGGGAGACCGAGACGGTGCGCAAGCTCACGGGGCGGCTGTGAGCTTCTTCGACCAAGCCTTCCAGATCATCGTAGGCGAGGAGGGCGGCTACTCGTCAGGGTATGGCGATCCTGGTGGTGAGACCAAGTTCGGCATCAGCAAGCGCGCATACCCCAACCTGGACATAGCGAATCTCACGCTCGAGCAGGCCAAGGCGATCTACTTTGAGGACTTCTGGACGCCGGCCGGCTGCGACTCCATGCGGTGGGAACTCGCGCTGTGCGTATTCGACGCAGCGGTCAACCAAGGGCCGAACTTCGCGAAGCTCCTGCCGGATGACCCGATCGAGATCATGGCGCAGCGGGCTCTGCGTTACGCCAGAAACCCGAATCTCCAGACCTACGGGCATGGTTGGATGCGCCGGCTATTCACAGTATTCAAGAAGGCGCAGGTGACTCCACCATGATCGACAAGCTCAGAGCCTTCCTGCGCGAGGCGCGCACCAAGGCCACCACGTACGTTGCCCTCGCGATCGCCGGCGTCTCGCAGCTCGCCGAGCACGCCGAGGACCTGGTGAACGGCTGGCCGGGTCTGAAGGCATTCCTGCCGTCGAGCGCGGTGCTCGACCATATCTCGCACTGGACGCTGACGGCGCTGGGGCTTC